AATAACCGCATAAAGTTCGTAATAGAAACACTTTTATTTTCAATTTTACTTGCAAATAAAGCAATTATTCTTTCTCTTTCCGTTTCTTATTAACATACTTAAACAAATAGTAACATAGTCAGGTAAGTACATTGGCATAATTACCACATAAACAAATTCCAACTAACTCCTATTCCTATATATAGTCCATTAGTCACTCCATATCCAGCCGACAGACCCAGCCCCCAACGTTTTTGCTTATTTGACACGATTCTATCTCTATACACGTACTGCGTTACAGTCTTGGGATAGACTCGGATTTCGTCCAGACGCGGATCCACCCCACTTACCTTTGCATAGTAATTGCTGTCCTGATACTCTTTATACTCACGCAAATGATAGCAAGTGTCACTCGCATGGATTGTGTCTGAATTGTCAATCCAGGCAAGATAAGGTTGTGGAGACAGAATATACTGAGTATCGACATCGACCTTCGTAACTACATGGACAGATGTAACCGTATCAGCCTTTCCGAACTTGCTTTTGGTAGGCGAACGACTGCACCAACCTAAAGTAAAAGCCAGTGCAGCGATTAATATGTAGAGAAGCCATTTCATCGCAACAAATCTTTGTATTCTTCAGCTGCATCGAAGCAAGGACACATCTTCGTCCATTCGTTAGGCTCCACAATACCGTCACCATCAAGATCTGGGCTAGTATCACGGTGTCCTAGTACCTCCTTAATATCCGGATATTCTTTAATCAACTTTGAGATTAATTCACGGAGTGCCTTCTTTTGTTCTGGCGTTCTGGTGTCGGCTGCCTTACCGTGCACATCCAGCCCACCAACATAGCAGATACCGATACTATGCTTATTGTACGATACTCCGGAAAATCCCTTAGAATTACAGTGGGCGCCGTCGATGGTCAGACTGCGACCAACTTCTACCGTACCGTCTAATCTTACCACATAATTATACCCGATACACTGGAAACCACGAGCCACGTGCATCTGATTAATCTCTTTTCTACCTATATCCTGTCCTGCACGTGTGGCCGAACAGTGAACTACGATCGCATCTATCTTATTCATTTCTTTTCCTCCTCTTTTGTTACTTCTTCGATTATTTCCCCAGCTGTAGCATATTTCTTCTTGATGTATCCAACCAGCAATCTCTTGATTGAGACACGGTTTTTTATCCCGTGAATAGTACATATATGCTCCATGATACTATCAAACTCGAAAACAATAGCCAGCCCTAACCCGCACATGGAGCTAATTGTATAGGAACAGATTCCAACTGGCTGGAGAATAGCAATACCCAGCATGAACCCCAACACCAGATACGAATTATACTCGATGAACTTGCACATCGTCCGCCGTCCGGCCCTGCTGAATCGGAAATCCTCACCACGTTTTACCACGCTGTCGATGATACCCAGAACGAAATCCGCTACGATCATCACGACAATGAAAGCCAGCATCCATCGGAGTTCGAACACTACCCCTTTTATCTCTCCTACGAATGAGTAAGCCCCAGCAACTAGCAGCTGCGGGGCTATGATGGTAACTAGGTTCTGCATTACTCTGTCTTTGTCTTAGAACCAAACAGCTTGGCCAGCCATTCGCTTGTTGCCACAGACACAATTCCGGTCGATGCCAGTGCTACGAATAACGAGTCAATCAATACTATCCAGATACTTGCATCTGCCGGAGGGAATCCTAAATTCATCCACCAACTGAAGAAGGTTACGACTACGCCGACTACCGCCGTAACCCACATAGTAACCCAGCGATTCATCGGGTTCTGCAACTTGGAAGCAATGAAACCTACAACTGAAGGCACCACTACAGTAACAAGTCCGGTGAAGCTGGCAAATCCGGTCAGGAACTCAGGAACAGAAGGTTCTACACTAGCGGAAGTTTCCGCGAAAACACTCACTACACACATCAACAGTGCGACACACATGAAAACGAATCTTTTCATACAATTAAGGTTTTAGTTAAACAATATGTCTTTATATATCTCTCGCATACCGGAATTTGGTAGCACTTATAATACGACAAACGCCCATAAGCGCATCCCTAGAAAAAGGAACACGCTCATGGGCGCAACTACTATTTCACAACAAATCTACTCATTTACCTCCCTTTTCCAGCGAAGATAAATGATGCAAAAACGAACAAAGAATAAAAGGTTTCAAAAAGGGTGACAAGGCGTGTCAGTAGAATTTAGGTAGAGCCTTATCAAGTCTACCCATACTCTACCGAGCTGAAGCATAATTTTGAAAGTTATTTACAACTCGCTTTCTTTTTACTGCCTTCAAATCCCTTACGATTGTGTTAGAAAGTATCTCCGAATAAATCTCCGTCGTCTTAACTGAAGTGTGACCGAGTAGCTTCTGAACGGTGGTTATCGGTACTCCCTGATGGATCAACAAAGTTGCACAGGTATGACGTGCTGTATGGTAGGTTACATGCTTCTTGATTCGAGCCATACCGCTTATTTGGGCAAGACATTTGTTTACTTCCGAATTACTGCCTAAGCTGGCAAACTCTGCTATATTATAACGATCAAGGATAGATAAAGCCTTCCCCTCGAATAACAGATGCAGCGGAAGGCGCAACTCAATACCTGTTTTAACCGACTTAAAATGCAGCCATTTCTTCCCGTTCACACGGATGAAGTTCGCAGGTGTAAGCTGACAGAAGTCAGAAAAACGTAATCCGACGTAGCAGCAAAATAAGAACGCATCCAGCACGTGACGCAATTTCTTATCACTCATCTCGAGGTTTTCAAGCTTTCGAAGTTCGTCCGGCGTCAGGAACTCGTGCCGGCCCTTTTCCTGCTTGATCTTGAACTTGCGGAATGGATAAGCATCTGCGTGAATGTATCCCTGATTTATCGCTTCATTGACCAGAGTCCGAAGCTGCCTTAAATGCTTGGCCACGGTATTTATTCCATTGCCTTTCTCACGTAAATATACCTCGAAATCTTTTAAAAAGCTATACGTTATGTCCTTGAAGTCCAATCCAGGGCGGAACTCCTGAAGCACGGTTATGGTTGTATACAGATTCTCCTTTGTACTCTCTCGGCGATCTGAGTGCTGCACATATTCTTTCGCAAATACAGGAAATGTAACATTAACCGGACGATTCTTCTTCATCGCGTCCTTAAGTAAGGATAATGTAGCTGGAACGCCACGTTTCCATAGAGCCAGCTCCACACCCTGAAGGTGCAGGACAAACTCAAACAACATAGAATTTAGATCATCAGCTTGTGGATGAACGATAACCTGAGAGGTTCGCTTATCCCAGTGCTCTGGTCGAAGGTATATATTCGTTTTGAAATAAACTTTACGCTGATTGAGTGATGCTTCGACTTGTACGAGTGCTGTTCCTTGCTTGTTGAGTTGTTTCTTGCGGTTGTAGACAAGCCGGTATTTTATCTTATCCATTTTTAGAACGAAGATAGATATTTACAGAGGAATAGACAAATTCGGCTCGTGGGAGGACTTATTGGGAATGTATCTCAATCAAAGGATGGGCTTGCTACAAGTAATATGTTCATGGCTGCGGGTAATTGTTTTCTGACTTTTAGTGATAGATGTTTAAAAATTGAAAGGGATACAAGTGTAAATGCTCATGCATCTATTAAGATAACATCCTTTCAAGGTCCATCTTGGTCTAGCGATGCTACCCCTCGAATAGTTTTATTAAATATACCATTTGACAATGGTTCTATTGCTAATATATACGCTAAGAATATATTAGACGGGGCTAATATGAAAATATATAAAGATAATTCTTTTAATTTGTATATAAAAGCTATGGATTCTTATTCGACTATATTCGTTGTTGAAATAATTCAAGGTTCAAAACTTTTCTCAAATATTTCTACACCTCTTCTTACCGAAGTTCCTGATTTAGAAAGCTATGAATTATTAACTATTCATTGATTATTTAGGAGGCTGCGCTGACAGCCTCCTAAATAATCAAGGTTCTATTTCAACTGCGCCTTCTGGTAATGTATCTACCCTTGATAAATCATCGTTTGTAATATTTAAACCAGAGTTTTTTGTTACCCAAATTTTGTTTATAGCTCCGTTGGATAAATTTGTTGTAATATACATAGACGTAGTATTGTTGCTACTATTCACATAATAAGCTAATTTTAATCCGACATCACCTTTACCATTAGTTCCAAAAGCTACTATAAAAGGTAGACAATTACCGCTATGAGAGATACCTAATAATAAGATACTCTGCTTATCAGCACCATATCGACCAAACTGTACTTGCATCATCGAACTTATACGAGCAAACTCACCATCGTTTTTTATAGTTGTTAAATGTACCCAATTTGTTCCATTAAATAATTCTTTCGTGTTTGGGAATATGATAGGTACTTTATTGTTTGAGTCTAATAGTCCTCCCACAACTGAAATTATCTCAGGATTTTGTATCGCGTCTTTTAAAGATTTTTTCTGTATCATAATCGTAAATTTTAAATTCAAATTAATAAACTACTATCTCTCTTGTGGTGGCAATATACCATAATCCATCATCCCCTTTCGATACGATATATTCCTCCACATATCCAAGTCCAATTCCCCATTTAGTAAAATTTTTATAGCTCCCGTCAATTTTAGCACAAAAAGAAGAAGACGATTTTATATACGACGGATAATCACTTCTTGAAATAGATCTTCCACGAATCCGAAATTGGAATCCATCTGGAACGTCGGATGTAGGTGGTATAACAATTGTATCAATCATTTTAAAATAAGCATCGGCAGATACGTCCAACAATGATCCCTTGCTGAAATCAATATTATATTCTGATACATGCGATGTGAGCTCTTCATTTACGACCCTCCACTCATATACCATATCCGATTTCATGATAATTCTGCCATATTCGTCAAAACGAATACTCTTTCCGCCAAGATGTCCGGTGCCCTTTAAGAAGTCTAACAGAATCATCGGAATGAATTTATCCATTGATGGAGTAAAGTCTTTATAATCGGACGTAATATCCCCGTTAGCATCAAAACCATTCTGGCTAAACATATACTGGTCATAGAATATGGCCTGACCGATCTTTGCAAACTGAATCAGGGCAAGCTCAATCTCGATTGCATTGAAGTGTTCAAACGGAAGCCACGTCGCATTTTCTCCGTTTTTGGCATAATCCTCTGCCGGTGTCATTCCCTGCTCAGTACCCAGCCATGTTCCGACCTTGTTCATCACGTACCGGACTGCATCCTGCGATGTATTCGGCTGGAATACGACATAAGGAGCCACATTGGCCGAACACGTATAGCTCATGTTGTCAGAATAGATACCGGCCGGATAAGGCAATCTGGTAACTGGCTTAACACGGTAATTAACCTCTGTTTTCTTCTCTGCAATCATAATACTATTCCTCCGTTGTTATTACTACTGCAACATTACCTGAAGCCTGCTCACACATAGCCTCCGTTACCGTACCTGTATAAGAAGAAACCTTAGCCGTGTCAGGATTAAGGATATTGCCAGCACTATCCGTGAACACGAAGAAGAACTTCATGTCCTTGTATTTTGTTGTGCTGCCTCTCTTTACAAGAATAGGCGTATAGACTACGGTACCACCGGAACCCTGCTCGATGGTTTCGTTTTCAGGATTAGGATTCGGTAAGATATCGAACGGATCACTTGCATCTATGACCGTCTGAACATCCATGCCGATAAGGTTTCCATCCTGATATACTTCTACCTTAAATTGTCCGGTCGTATCAACCATATCATTATTAACAGATAATGTCTGCCCTGTCTGTCCGCCTATTGCAGACCACGTTCCGGACTGCAGGGAATACCATTTATATGTCAGGTTAGCCGTTAGCTGATCACTACCTATCCATGCTACAGCCTTCAGTATACAGGAGTTACCCTTATCGGTCAGCGTAAAAAACTTATTGTCGCCTGCCATAATGGTAACACGCTTGCTGTTACCAACACCCACCGTAATCGGTATGTTATACACAGCCTGCACCTTGTCGGAGGTATTACCTACAGCAATAGTGGCTTCAGCCTTGATGTTACATGCTGCACCTCCGGATGCTTTGACAAGGTTTTTCTTGATCCTCAAAGCAAAGTAATTCTGTACACCAGCTTGATAAGGAACACTCTGGAAGTGTCCGGTTTCCCCGTTAAAGTTATTCGTTGAAACCTTGTCGCTACCGAATGTTAGCTCTGTGTCATTGAAGTACCATTTCACCGAGTTGGGAACAACCAGTCCGGCTGCTACGAGCGAAGATGTAATAATGTAACTTAGCATAGGAGTCAATGTTGAAAAATCCGGAGAGACATTAGTCGGGCTACTTGCTGTACCCTGATATTCCTGATACAAGTCACCCATATTCGATTGCAGGAAAGGCATGTATACACTACCCTTTCTAAGGAACACAACCTGACGTACTTCACTTGCCTCACTCATCGCCGCCTCCTTCCTGATCAGTTGCTGTTTCATCGTCTACTTCCGGAAGGACAGTAGGAGTATCTTCCGGGAACTCCGGCAAGATAGTAGGTTTGTCATCCTTGTATTCATCCGGAGTCGTTACTTCTGCCGGGTTCTCTGTACCGTCCGTTTCCAGACGAGCCGCCTGTGGAGTCAATGCAACGCCACCCACGCGAGTTGCTCTGTCAAATATTGTATCACCTTCAATCCGGTTCAAGTCAGCCTGCCACAACAGCACATTACCGTCTGCCGTCTTATTGCGTATTGCAGTAAGATTCATCTTATCTGCTACCTGTTTTGTCACTTTAATATAAAATGCCATAGTCGTATAGATTAATTGTTAATTCTGTCAAAAAGTACATTACCGTCAGCATCCTGCAATACAGAACCGTCCGTATCATCTACAAGTATAGCTTGCGGACCACGATCCTCGACCTCGACTTGCAGCATCATACCGGGAATGAATGTAATTGTAGGTTTGATGCCCTCAGCCTGCTTGCTGTAGCTCTGCGAATAAGGAGATTTTACATTCCACACAAACCGGAGCCATTCTTCCGGATTCGGGACAACACCCATTCCGTCGGTAACGAACGCTTCCAGCGTAACTTTCTCCGTTCCTCCGGCAACCTGCGTGGGTGCGCCTTTCCAGTCGACTTCCACTTCAGGTATGCGTCGCCGGATGGTGGTTGTTGCCGTGGGAGCATCGTCAGGAGGAGCAGCAGGTAAAATGCCATCTGCCGAATACCCCAGCTTGCAGACATAAGTTTGTTCATCACCGATATAATCCTGATTGATCGTAAGAGTATTGTGTTCTATTGCTTCAATTTCCCAGTCATTGTTACCGTTTCCATCAGTAATAGGTTCCAGACTACCTTCGTTCATGCGGAACCAGAAAAACTTGCATTTCTGCTTGTCTGAGGCTATGTCAGATTCACCGGCAAACACGGATGCGGTTATCTTACGTGTCAACGGATTGCGTAACGGATTCCACGCCACGGTTGCAGGACTGTCGAGCTTCAGAATTGGTGCCGGGAGTGTTGCGTCCGATACGGCAATGACCGTACTCATGCGGAATACATATACCTGATTGGTACGGGTATCGACATATTCTGCGTAGAACTCAAAAGCCAGCGATGAAGCTGCTGGAGGATTACGCTTTACCTTAATCTGTCCTTTGTTATCGCCTTCTGTGGTTATCTCGTAGTCGATATTTTCCGAACTAATCAATGTGCGCTGGGTTCCGACTATCTGATACCACTTCATGTTAGTAATGGATGCATTCACCGAACCGCTCTTCAGATAAGAATCCGGATCGGTAGCGTTACATCGCGGGAACAGTACCAGAGGTGTAAGATAATAATCAGGTGTATATTCCTTAGTGTCCGCACTGTATACCTGCCGTGCCGGAACACTACCAACAACCTCTATACTTCCACTAATCTGAAGAGGTGTGTAGTTGACATCCAATCTTTTTGTTTTACTTTTTATTCCCATATTATAGCACGATAATTTGTATCAGATTATATTCTGAAAATCCATATACTTCCCCAATTTTTTTCGGCAATATCAGAATCACTTAAAAAGGTCTCACCTGATACACCTCGAACATATTCCTTTCCGTTAGATTCGAAAATGACAAGATATAAGCTATTTAAAAAGCTCCTTATAACATTACCGTTAGCATCTGTTCTTATTGTATTTTTACAAATTCTTTCCACCATATCATAATGATTTAGAATGTTATTGTTTGTTCTGCTATTTCTGTCTGCTGACCGTCACGAAGTAAAGCCGTAGCCTTGAATGAACATACCATTTTAGTCCTTCCAAATTCAGCTCCCAAATCGTCCGGTGTTAGTGTAAGAGTCTTTCCCGCATCAGCTCTTTTGATCGCCCATGCATTATCCTCAGATACGTTGCCCGTGTCACGTGTCCAGGTTACATCCGTATTAAGTATGCTGTCTGTCACGTCACGGTTGTAAAGTTGTCCGGTTACGGTTAAAGTCGTAAATACTACTTCTTCCTGAAGCTGACTCCCGTCAAACTGCCAACCGTTTTCGCTTTCAATGTCAATAGTAAATGCCGGATTCCCCTCAATCATCGCCCAGCCGGTGCTGGCATAGCGAGGTTCGTCAGTCGTCCCTGTGACAAGGCATTTCCAACGACAGCCGTAATGCCAGACAGTATCTACCGTTTCTTTTCCAGCCGTATAAGGAGTATCACTCTGAGCTACCTCCAATGACCAAAAGCCACGGTCATTGAGTTGTACGACAACTACACCTTGATAGTCTATTCGCATGAGGTCCTGTATGGCAATACCACGACAATAGACATAAGACTGGAGATAGTTTATCGGAAGATTGTCAAAGAGGGACAACCGTTTCAGCTTACCGATAATGATGCTGTAGTTAGATTCGGAGAGTATAGGTTTCGTTACACCATCCAGCATACAGATACAGCCTTCGTACGATGATATGTACCAGAATCCTTGTCTTTCTTCGTCTACGGCATTTCCACGACGGGTAATCACCATACCGACAGCGGGTTCATAGTTTTTCCCTCCAGGAACCTCTTCATCAGGATAGAGCACGACATTCAGTTTGTTTTCTGCCTGCATGACACTAAGGACACGGAACCAGCTGTCATAATATTCTCCGGTTGAGTTAAGATTATTCACAGAGCCGTAACTTACGTCCTGAGCTTTGAATGCTGTGATATCATTCTCCCAGCGACGACGAAGATACAGGTCATACGTACCGTCCGACAGAAGTTCAAACCGTTCGATAGTTCCTGCCTCGGAGTAAGTGACGTTGCCTTCCTGAGAAAACCACCGATTGTAGATAAGTTCCTTCACAATCATTGCATCACGTACCTCTAGCCTTGAGAACTGCCCGCGGCCGTCCGGGAATATCCCGGCACCCTTACCGGCAATCATTGAATCAATGAACTCACCGAACTTCAATAAGAAGTTAGTGCTGTCCGACTGGTCCTTACGAAGAAACATTTTTAAAGCCCGTAGTGCAGAAAACGTATTACTATCACTTGGAGCAGTTGAATCATTTACTTTGATAAGATATACTCCGCCTTTTCCAAAATATGTTTGCCCCTTGTAGGTTAAGGACTCGACATCACTTTCAATTTCACCGATGCGTGAATAAGGCATACTTTCCCCAATCGTGTAAACTGGAGAATCCCACGGAATATCAAGATTCATTTGCCATCCCAAGACACGTGAAATGCGCCCATTTTCAAAATATGTATCATCTACGAGATTGATACGTTGACCAAATTCGAAAGTTCGTGAAATCAAATTCTCTTTAACCCATGAGCTTCTTAGGGTAGTCGGATAGGTACCGTCATCCTTTTTTACCTTATCGGCGTACTTCTGCGCCTTTCCCTTCAGTTCCTGCTCGGCTTCTGGAATATACTGGTCGGACACCAGTTGGATATCAAAACCTGAAAGAATATATTCATCGCCGTTGGCAGGATACATCATATCATCCGGTAATGGTCGGCCATAATCTTCATTACGGACAATCTCCCAAAGTTGATCTCCCCGACTTTCATCTTTCGGCTTGGGATTGAAGATTACGCCAAACTCCATACCATTCAGCTTCCCTGACTGAAACTGAATTTTCAATTCTTCACCTTCAAGAATATACTCTTCTTTGAACTCTAACCCAGCATCCTTGTAGCGATAGTACGTAATAGTTTCTTTCGTGCCGTCCTCATTCTCCACTTCTTCGGTTCGTGTGTGTACGTCTGATAAAGTGCCAACACGTCGGGGATAGACATCATCAAACACCACCACGTCCTCAATGGCTTCTTCCTGCGACATTCCTTCGTATGCATCAATATAGGGAGTGTCAGCCGGAAGCATCAGACGTTTCTGGACCACGCCATTGATTACTGCCTGCTCGTCGGTGGGCCGGTAGTTCGTGGGGATATTCTTTGTTGAACCAAACGCATAGATGCGGGTGGCATAAGTGCCCTGGCTTTCGCTGCGGGTGATAGACGACGCTTCGACACCACGCTCAATTTTAACGGCATCTCCGAACTCATTTCGCCCAAAATGTATCACGTTGTCCGTTATCCAGCAATCGCAGTTCCACTTATCCTCACCCGCCATTGAGAATAAGGCATCCAACAAGTTCATGTTGTCGTAGGTCATCGCCACGGCCTTATTCTCTACCGTATCGTCTATGCTGAAAATAAAGTCTGTTCCTTTATATGTATATCCCAATGCTTTCAGGTTACGAAGGAATACCCCAAGCTGCACGTCAAGGGCAGCAGTAAGCGACCATGATGCTTCATTTCCTGCATGTTCCGGAGTGTATTTAAATATTTTATTCTTCCACTTCCAGTAATAGGCGTTCATCTGGAGATTATAATCATAGCCGCCAGTTGAAGTGTTATAAGTAGGCTTCTGGAGGTCAGTTATCTCATAGATTTTCGCCAGCTTTCCACCTAATGATTCATCAAGGATACCGGATAAATCTACATAATCACCAAGTTTAAACTGCACAGGCTTAGCTACCGAAAAAGGAAGAATTATATAGTCTTCCTTCATCAGAGTGAACTTTCCTTTAGCCCCCTTATTAATAGGGATGGAAAGTCTTGTTTTACCTGATATGTCTTTAATGTCTATCATATCCCCAAAGTTCATAAATAGAAAATAGAAGCCCTAAAAATCAGGACTCCCATTTGAAACAATAAGGTGAATGTTTGTTATTCGCTTCTTTCCATAGGATTAGGCTCTTCAAATTTGCTCGAAATTTTACCAAAACAGCGATCAGAACTCATCCCATAAGAAATGCTTTTTCCAAGATAAATCAACTTGTATATTTCATCTCCCAATGCTGGAACTTTGATATTTACGGCACCTTTTTCCAGTTCTGTCTGAAAAGCTTTTTTCTTTGATCGGTAATCGTTTTCTGAATTTCCCTCGATTGTAAACTGGAGAGTGATTTCGCGCGAATCCACTTTTGCATTATCTGTTATCACCCGTTTGCCATGTTCCAGTCGGCTTTCATCCTCAATATAGTCTTTCATCTCATTGAATCCATCGATTGCATCGAGAAAACCGTCGCCCATTCGGACACCCCATGTGCCCCATGCATCTTTTCCATTGATAAATAAATCCCCACTCATATCAATACCTTTCCTGTTCCATCGTTAATAATCTCATAATAACCACTAATATTCTCTATACGGACAACTGCATAATTACTTATTTTAATACGGACATTGCCACCGTGCATGATAATTACTTTATAAGCTTTATCCGTACCTTGAAAAGTCAATTCAGCAGTACCGCCGATTATTGCCTTATCCTCGTTTACTGCTTTCACATTTTCTTCTATATGTACTCCGAATGACTCTACATTCCCTTTCATTGAGCGAAACATCTCCAGTGAAGGGTAATTAATACTTTTACAGAACTCACATCCCTGAGGAGAGAAAAAAAGCCACACAAGACTTTTCCAATCTGTAGCCTTAGATGATTGAGAACATGCTCCTAATCCTATCGCTTTATTTAAAATATCCTTTACTTCTATCATAATCTTGATGTGTTACGTTTTACTTCTTCTATATCTTTTTGTATCTGTTTAATTGGCTTAATAATCTCACCTGTATTTTCTCTGATTTGCTGCAATTCTAAATAGGAGTTAGCTAATATAGTGCGTGTTTCATCAGCAATATTACACATATCCTGCGTCTGAGTAATTAAGCTGGAAATTGATCCGCGCAGTTCTGTAATAGCAATTGTCTGTTGTTGGGTAGCTGTTTCTATGCGAAGGTTTGATTCATATACAGCAGTAAATCTCCCACTTAATTCACCAGCATCCTCATGAGTCATTTCTGTACCGAAACCTCTACCGGAGGCAGATTGTTGCTCTTTGGAGTCATCCTTCATAAGGCTATCAGCCCAACCAAATTGTTTATCCAACTCTTTCTGGAGTTCTTCAGCCATATTGTAGATATAATTTTGCTCCCATCCTGAAAGGACATTATCAGCATAGAATTCCTGAAGTTTTTGCCTTATTTTCTCCATTGATCCAGAAGCTTGAATTGCAGATTTAATAGACTCTGTAACCATCTGGCGCATTATATTTTTCACTGCGTCTTTTGCTGACTCGGCTCTATCTTCTCCGTTAGACCAAGCCTCTGCATATGCAGAAGCGAAGTCTTCTATAGCAGTTTTTACATCTTCTCCAAAAATAGCGTCTACAGCTTTTTCTTTATTTTCTTCAATCAAATTATTGATTTCTTCAATTTGCTGTTGCCATTCTTTAATACGGTCATTATCTGTCTTTTTTTTATCTTGTTCTTCCCTAATCTGTTGTTGAATGAGAACCTTTTGCTGCTCTAAAAGTTTATTTTGCTGATCAATTAAATTAGAAGCATCTTTAGAATATGCCTTTTCAATGGAATTACCAAGTCTCTCATATGATTTCTCAAGAACTTCAATTTGATCTTGTAATTCTTGAATGCGTTTTTCATTCTTTTTATCATGGATTTTTGCTATAGAAGAAGCAAGTGAACTAACCAAACCTATAGCAGCACCTGCTGCTGCTCCCCATGGGCCAAATGCAGATCCAGCTTGTGCTCCTTGCATTGCAGAATTAGCAGCATCCATAGCAACGTTAATACCTTCTGCAATATCTGTAAAAGTATCATTACCAAAGGCATCACCAAGAGAAGAAAATGTATCAGAAAGGAATGATCCTACCTGCATAATCTCGTTCATGCCTTCTTGAATATCAAAGAGGGACTCTTTCAGCTTCTTTGTATCATCTCCAGACATGAAGATTTTCTTCAATCCGTCTGCAACTTTATCATAAGACGGCCTTAGATCATCCGCTGCCTTTCTGTTATCCCTTAATGCATCAGAAATATTCTTTAGTTTTTCAGGTGATTGGCTCCATACTTCAAAAGTTTCTTTGGTTATACCCAATTCTAAGCCTTTTTCTTCATTCCATTCACCAGATTTCAAAAACTCTAAAGCAGCTTTACCTTTCTCATTGATATCTTGTAAATCTTTTAGAGTTTTATCCTTCATATCACCGAACAACAGGGAAATTGACGATGTGGTCTTTGTAGCTTCAATATCTAAATCAGAAAGAGTACGTTTAGTTTCTTCATCTATGCTTTTTTTCTCCCATTCGTTCTTTCCTTTCTTCTTTTCTTCACTCAGTGCTATAATAGCATTGCGTTTATTAATATATGTTCCATAAGCTGCAAGATATTCATTCATGGATGTCTTTAATTGCTCAGGAGTAAAACCACCTTCAAGTTCAGAAATACCTTTATCATATTTACTTTCAGCATTGGTATATCGTCTTGAAATTTCAATAGATTGTTCTTGTGTAAGTTTACCGCCATTTTTACCACCCCACTCTTTCTCTAATTTCTGAATTTCTGCATACTCTTTCTGGTAATCCAGCTCAATCTGTCTACGCTTCTTTTCAGAACCTTCTTCCATCAGGTTGATTTCGTTCTGCTGATTGGTTCTACGAATCTGAAGGAGTTCTTCTGCAAGCTGTTGCTGCTCTTTCTTTTGTCGCTCGGCGTCTTTTAAAATTGTGCTAGAATCAGAATACTTTTCAATCTGGGACTGAGCTTCTTGTATCTGCTGAGTATATCTATTCCATTCTTCAGAATTTTTCTCAGATACATCTAACGCATCACGAGCCGCTTCAGCTTCTTTCTTTTTATCTTCCCAATACTTTTTGTTTTTTGTTTCATCATTTGTCTTTCCTCTATTATTCAGTTCCCGTTCAATAGCTTGCTTCTCGGCTTGCAACTGTTCGTTGGTCTTGATACCAGGCAATATTCCATTCAATATTTTGCCATTTTTGACAGAATTTCCTAGCTTTTGAGCATTTTCCAAACGTTTCATCAAACGTTCTCTCACGTCCACCTCTTTTTGAAGCTGCTCATTAGAATAGCCAGAAAGGTCTGAGAGTATTTCATCATGTCGTTTCTTATTAACCTCCTCCTGTTTCAGATCACGCTGCTTAATAAGATTGTTCTTTTCATTAACCAATGACTGTACGGATAATCCAGCACCAGACTGCGATGCCGATTTAATGGCTTCATTCAGTTTATTGATTTCCGCATTCAATCTATTTAGTTCTTCTTGATCGGAAACATTTCTTCTTCGTTCATCTTCCTCATTAATTTGTTTTTTTATATTCAAAATATCACGAAGCATGTCTGCCTCTGTTTTATATTTCTTGAATATGTCTGGATATTTTTGCTCAAGACGAATCAATGCTTCTTTTCTGTCTTCAGTAGAAGACTGTTCATCCTGCGCTACTGACAAAAGCTTTCCAATTTCTTCCTTATGCTCTGCCTCTTTCCTTGCTGCCTCCTCAACAGATTTATTGTATGCATCAATTCCCTTCTTGCATTTATCAAGATTACTAGCATAATTTAACAAAGCGGCACTCGTGACTACCACAACTGTTGCTATCGCAGCATACGGATTAACGCTCATTGCCAAATTCAATGCCTTTTGCGCTACAGTCTGTGCTTTAGTTACAAGTATTGCAAGCTCCATACGTGCAGTCAACGCATCTTGAGTAATTCTCGTAACAATTAGAGCCGTTTTATAAGTTCCATAAGTAGCTATCAATCCCAATAAGACCTTACCTACCGTTTCATAGTTCTCAATCAGCCCCTTCACAGCAGATATTCCGGAGGATGCTATTCCTTGTGTGTCCTTACCGATTTCATTGAGCATGGTGTCCCAAGCATCCCCAAGATTACTTAACTGCCCCGTAAGAGATTTTGACTGCTCCTGCATCAAATTATAATAGATTCCGGATTCGCTGGTCATGTTCTTGAATGCCTGTTCTACTTCCTTAAAGCCGACCTTACCTGCTGTGACCAAACCGGAAACTTCGTCCTTTGTAACACCAAGAACCTTTGCCAGTTCTTCATAAATAGGGATACCACGTCCTGCAAATTGACGAATATCTGTGGCATAAGCTCTACCCTGCGTCCTTAATGTACCATAGAGATAAGCAATTTCACTGAGTTGAGATCCAACACCAGCCGCAACATTACCAAGCATCACCAGTTCATCGCCAACACTCTCTGCGGATGATCCATAAGCCAACATTTGTTTAGCAGAGGATGCTACTCCCTGAAGATCAAAAGGAGTTTTCGCGGCTATATCCACCAGTTCTGACATCAACTTATCTGCTTTTTCCTTACTTTTTAGCATGGTTGAAAAAGCAATTTCAAGTTGCTGGAACTGCCCTCTTACATTAACAAGCTCTGTAACAAAGTTTTTCAAGGCTGTAACCCCACCAATCACGCCTAATACTTTTGTCAAGGAAACGGACATCTTTTCATTGGCTTCTACAGTTTCACCTGCTTCCTCTTTGAAAGCTGCATATTCATCTTTCAATTTTTTTACTGTAAGACGTGCCTCTGCCTGCTGTTGAGTAAGTCCAAACAAAACATCTTTCTGCTCCCTTAACTTATTGGTTTGAGCTTTTACCTGCTCCGACATACCACTGGTATCACCACCCGACTTTACAGTTTCTCGGTATTTCTCTTTCAGTAAAGTAAGCTCATTTTGTAATTGCCTAATGATCCCCCTTTGTGATGTAATATTTGCTGAGAGGTTGTTTACTGTTTGTGAAGCGCTGTAAATCCCATTTTTGAAATCGTGCTCCATTACGGCTCCAGCCTTGGCCGCCTCAGTCACCAGCCCCATCATTTGTTGGCGAGCAGACACCAGTTGAGTCTCCAATGCCTTGGCGGCTGCAGGGGATTTGTTCACGTCCATCTTTTTGAGTTGGGCTTCCAACTTAGAGATTTCCTCTCTTAATCGTATAACGGCTTCATAATCAGCCGCAATTTTAAACACAAGTGTTGGCATATAAAAAAAACTGAATATTAATTGCATGAAGTTAGCACTCAATTCATTAATATTCAGTTTTTACGATGATTAATACCAAACAATAAACCTATTGTTGCGTATTTATGTTTTTCAGTGTTTTAATAAAAAGGCGCATCATAATGATGCGCCAGATTGTCAATTTGTTCTTTAATTTATATCAAAGCCTCACGGCTGGAATATCAAAACTTGACAAGTTCCATTCTTTTAAGAATTTCATTGTATTTGGATTGTATATATGCTTTCTGTTTTTCGGAAGCCGTCACGATTTTGCCTTTGTATTTTCGCATCACAGATTCATTTAAACCTATTTCCTTTGCGAACTTACTGGCATTGATGAACGGAAATGCCTCAAAAAATCCACTTAAGTCATACACATACTCCACAGAATAGCCAGCTTTATACCAACTTGGAAATTCACCATGTTTTTCTTTGTAATATTCTGCCTGTTCCTCTAAAACAGAAATAAAGTCCTCTTTCGCTTCTTGTTCTGTAAGCCCAAAGCCATACGCACCGTTTACATCTTCAGAATAGATAGAGATTCCTCCATCATCTGCTTTTTCAATAATAGCCTGAATCTTCTTCATAATCGTGTATTTTAAGTTTTGTCAATTAAATGCACCCACCGAAGTGGGTGCTGTTCTTTTACTTCTTTAACCCCGCCTTTTTCATCATGCTGTCAAGAGTACCTTTAGGTATCTCTTTGGCCGGATGTCTGCCTACAGGGATAAAGTAGTCAAAGTCGGGATGAACATACTTGTGATGTTTCTTTCCCTTTTCGATTGTCCAGCCTGCTGACTCAATCAATTTGTAAAACTCTGAAAACTTCATAAATCAAAGAACTTTTAATTGACAATGCAAAGGTAACATTTTCGTTACTATTAAGCAAGCTTTGTAACGTAAAAAAGTAACGTTTCTGTTGCTTTTTAACATTCTAATAGAGCCATATCTATTTCTTGTTTCTTCTTCTGCGTGAAGCCATGTCCTTACCCTTCACCTTTGTAACCTTGGTCCCGGTAACGGTATGGAGCTTGTCACGCTGCATTAATACTAAATTCCTGTATGGTATCTCATAGACCACTTCCCGGTATGACAGATGCAGATTTTCCATGAACGACGCTATCTGTCCCAAAAGAGTATCATTTCCTACGACCTCGGCTTCGCTGCCAGCAGGCTTACGTTCCTCGCCAAGCTGACAGCTTTGAGAAAAACCTTTGAGTCTATCATAGAGAGTGCTTCATCCAATGCGTTCACATTCTCTTCATATGTTCCTTTTGCCAGTTCTTCTCTCAGACTTTCGTCACCAGCTATCAGCCAGGAGAGAGCCTTACTATAAGCCTCGCTTTCTCCCAAGGAGAGCAGAACATTTTTCAAGTTTTCGGCCTCTTGTATGCCTGACAGATGGGAAATGGCTCCGGCAAGTTTGTGGATCGTTGGAGGATAAACCGTGTAGGCTTTACCGGCGACAAACACCGTCCTGAAATCACTGCCAATAATGGATTCTGATATGATTTTTGCTCCTTGATTCATTCTTATAAAAATTAAGGGGTGAAGCCATAAAGCCCACCCCTGTTATGGAATATAATCTCTACCTATCGGATAGGCATTACATGCCAGCTTTTACCTCTTCAGAATCAAACCAGTATTCTGGAGCGATAGCGGAGTCTTTCGGCTCCAGTTCTACAGCACTCACCGGTAGTCCAATGGCCTTATCCGTAGTTGCTTCGCGGGCACCGATGTCGGCGCGAGGAATGACGCAATACTGATCGTCGTCAGTCTGGGCAACAATCAACTTTTCGATGTTCACCTTGCCCCTTGCACGCTTCCAACCCTTGTCGGTATTGATGACATCACCTCCCATGAGGTCTTTCTTCGTCGGATAGTCGTATTCACCAATAGTAAAGTTGACGGTCACGTCGCCCATTTCCTTGTCGCTACGATAGGTCTGACCTGTGAGCTGGTTCTTGTAATTCGTTCGGCTCGCTTCCGCTTCTTCGAGCGTCCACGTATCCTGGTGGATATTCTTTACCTCTTTCAAGGTTTCGCCCTGCAAAAGAGTGTACAAAGCTTGGCCGGTCAAATCGGCTGTAATAGCACTTGTCTCGCCATACCAAAGTTTCTTGATATTCACGGCGGTGATTTTCTTTGCTTCTGCCATATTATTTCACATTTAAAACTTCAAACATAATTCTTACATTCACATAATGACACTTTAAGGATGTGTCCTCCTCGGTTCCGATTGTGTCGATGGAATAATGATAGGTAGTACCGTCGTAGCGTCCGGTTATACCATCAAGCCGTTCTTGAGCTTGTTTTTCCAACGCATTCAGCCGGATGGTGTTGGCTTCGCCTTCCTTCAGGTCGGGAACGCAAAGGTTCACTTCTACGAAAGACTTCTTCCAGTACGTCTCCGGCTGCTGTTTCTTGGCGTGAATGACAATCCTTTCAGACTTCATTGGTCCAGTCAGCTTCTTTCCGTGAGGAACGATGGATATACCGAAAGGCTGGCAATCACGATAGAGTATGTTTGCTATGTCGGTGGTTACTATCATTTTATTTCCTCCTTTAATCGTTTCTCAGCATATAATGCCCCTCCACTTCTCACTCTGAATCCCTTACTTTCCACATTGGACGCATAATGATACCCTTGGGGGTTTGCTGCATCATTGTACAATGTCAGACTACAATCGTCCTCAACATTGTGTTTGTTTGACCTACGGAGTGTTTTTGTCCTGTCTTGATAAGAGCCATCCTTCACATCATATTCATCAGCCTCATTGCCAACTTTATCTACGATGTCACGGATTTCACTTATTCCTTGCTCGAAAAAGCTATTCACGTCCGAAAAATCAAACTTTACAGCCATATCTCTGAGTAACCAAAATAATTCGTATTCTTTACCATGTAAACCTTGCCAGCTCCCCGGATATTCTCACCGTCCATACATCTGACCTCATCGCCAGCTTTCAACGAGATTTTCTTCTCACAGACTACGTGATAGTTCGGTCGGTACACCTCGCCGTTCTCCGAGGTAAATTCCTTGGTGGAGTTATCGTCACACCGGCACAGACACACGTCCTGCCAGCTTTCTCCACCTGTTCCGGGAATTGGACGGCCGAACTCGTCTGTTTCCATTGAAGTGATGACTTTAACCTGTAATGTATGTGGAGCGAATATCATAGGAATCTGACTTTAGGTTTATCTGACAGCGTGTCTTCAAGACCGTACTTTTTGCACAAGAAAGAGTAGTATTCCTTCAAGCCCTGAGTATTCCAGGACATAAAAAAACCGTTCTCGCTGATGGAAGTGGCACGGAGTAATTGAGAGGGGATGAACTTCGCCATAGCCACCGAAACCAGTCCGATGTTTGACGGGCTCATCTCATCCTCTCCGCTTATTCCTGAAGACAGACTTATCTCCCAAAGGTCAGCCTCCGACAAATTAATGCCGAAGGTCTGAAACTTCTGTGATATGTAGTCGTTTACTGTCATGCTGATAACATAGTATCAAGGTCAAAAATAGTAATCTTGTTTGGTGCGGTGTATTCCGGAATCCACTCTGCCCCGTATTCCATGAATCGGCCTTCATCAGTTCTGATGTTCGAGATGTACATACCTCCCTCTGAGGTCGTGTAGGTCTTTCCGGGTACAGGGTCTGTAACCTCATAAGGAGTATGCCAGCGCATCTTTCCCTACTTCGGAGTGGTGAACAACGAAATACGGTTGTCCTTGAACACCTGGTGATATGTGCCGTCAGCCAACTCTACCATATCCTCATTAATAACGATAGGGGGCAAGCCGATACCTTGGAAGATTGTAGATGCCATTTCACTGGTCATAAGTCCAGAAGCAATCTGGACCTCTCTTTGATTGAGTGTCTGCTTGTAGAAGTCACCGAAATCCTTTGAGCCTACAATAGCGTTGATAAAGGTCTTTCGAGACATCTCCATCGAAACAAACATACCGTACTTCGTACGAAGTTCAACCACCTTATCCATAAGATACTTGATAAAGTGGTCTTTATCTCCGGTTTGAGGCTTAATACGGTTAACCGGCAGAACCATGTCAAGCATTTCTATACCCTGCGGATTGTCGTCAACCTTAACTTCTGCCTTTCCATCAGAACGCAAAGCACCGTCCACGATATCCATACGCTTGTGGGGAGCCAAAAGAACCTGACGAAAATCGTCAACGATGTAGTTGATAATGTCGTTGACAGCGGACTGCTGGTCAGTAGTTCGTGCGCTGTTGAACTTATTGATAAGTTCCTGCAACATATCCAGCCGTTCGTTATCCATCTGATAACGGTCACCCATGCAAGCTACTTCACCATATCCGCTTCCAAGTGATTTGCGCTCACGCAACGGTTTGTTAGCATTACGATCAATAACAGAACCGGCTGTAACGCCCGTTACAGTGCCGAGGTATGTTTTGAATACTCTGTTTTTGGTTTCTTCAAAGTCCAAATGCTTTTTCCAATAAATCGTATCAAGGCGGAGAGCTATTACACGGTCAATCACCGCCTTAACGATATTCGGGTCATTCAATAATGTCTGAACTGTTAAATACATATACCCTCCTTTCCTTAATAAGTAAACATGAATCTGTCTCCCAAACTTGTTTTGTCATTCTCTGAAATCGGAACAAGCAACTTGGATGTTCTAATCTCATAGGCTTGTCCTACAGCCGTAACAGTTGCTCCCCCTTTTACCTCCGTCCATGCGTAGTTCAAGGCATTTGCCGTTACCTTAGGAGTCTTCCCTGCGACAGCCGACGCCTCAAACAAAACCGATCCTACTTCTGCTGCAAGCGTAGGACTTGCAGCTAAGGTCACAGTATCATAATCCGCACTTGATGTCTTGTCAATTGCCTCGATTGTACCGCCATTAGTGCCGTTTCCCAAGTGCATACCTACATAAGCGAACGAACCTTTTTTAATTTTCAGCGTCGTAGCTCCGGCTGTAATCTTCTCGGCTACTTCTACATTTACAACGACCTTTGCCGTGCGAGCCTTGAAGTCAATGGCCAAAGGAGCCATCGGAGGAATTCTGACAACGCCATTTAAATTACTTGTGTCTAAATTAAAACCGCCTGAAAGACGATACACTGTTTCAAAGCGGCAAAGCTCAGGCATTGTCTTTTCAATAGGTTTCAAATCATACTTAAATCCTGCTGGCATAATTTTTTACATTTTGTTGTTAATTCTGTTTGTTAATCTCTTCGGTCCCCTTGTTAATCAGAGCAACAATTTCAGAGGACTCTTTCTCCTGCTTCTGCTCGGCAGTTTCAGGAATTTTAGCGAACTGGAAGCCGCTGTTAGACATATCCTGCTTCATGTCCTTGAAATAAGTATCCAAGTCCGTGTTCTCAGGAATGTTGCGGTCTTTCAGCATAAATTCGGGAATACCGTATTTCTTAGCCACTGCCGAAATCTGAGAATTGCGCTGCGCCTGCGCTTCATTTTCCTCCATTTTGGCCAGCTTGTCGGCAAACGGCTTGATGCCAGCGGCGATGCCATCAGCAATCATCTTTGCGATGTCCGTTTCCTGCGGTTTGGGAGGATCATTTGGTTTCGGTGGTTCTGGTTTCGGATTCTCGATTGGCTTTCCGTCTTTCAGTCCATGCTTCTTCTCGTAGTTGAAAACAGCGGAAGTCTGCGCCTGTCCTGCACGGAAATCACCATAGTTTTGCATCACGTCCTGAAATGAGATACCCTCAACGATGGAGGTCACCTTCGTTTCATCCGTTATACCCTCTGCCTTCTTTGTGGCAATGCGGGTGAGCGTAGCAGTGTCCACCCCAGAAAATTTCTGTTGCAGTCCTGCCAAAATTTGTTCAAAGATTGTCATACCGTATGAGTTTGATTAATAATTTCATACGGTAAATTTACTTATAGAGAAAAGGAAGGTGAAATTTTAAGGCTAACGATACGAAACAATTTGGGGAATGTTCGTTTTTAGGTAAAAAGAAAGCGTGACTACCGAAGTAACCACGCTGAAAACGTCAAAATAAATATCTTACAACAAATTTATAGCTGCCAGTTCCTCTGTCAGCGCATTGATACCTTTCTGAATCTTTTCCAACTGCTGTTTACGTGGTTTGTGTACTCCAGCCGCATAATGCCACAACTGGCGTTCATTGATTCCGGTTATCCGGCTTAAAGCAGCCTTTGTGAAGATGCTGCTGTAATAGTTGATAAAGGTTGCCGCATCTATCTTGAACTTCAAAGTAAATTCCCCCTGTAACATTTCTGCCGGGGCGATATTCATCTCCTTGCATGACTCCAGATAAAGTTCTACGGCTTCCTGCATATTCTTTTCGATTTCCTTCACATCGTTGCCGGTAGTTATTACCGGAACACCTTCAATGTAAGCACTGAGATTATTCCCGGCATGTTCTACAATCACTTCAACGGTTTTCATATAGCCCTCCTTTTTATTCATCTTCAACTTTGACAGATTCAATTCTTTCGTGAATAGGATTTATTCCTTTTAATAAATCTTGTTTGATTTTTTCCGCAATCTTCTGATTTATAAAGACATCCTTATTTTCGTAATCATACGATATAATTATAGTTATTTTCTTCTTTTTCATACTGACCTCCTTCTTTTAGTTAAACAAAAGAGGCGGGGGCTATTTTAGCCCCGCTTGCCTCAGAATGTTGTAATAAGTGCCTTTCTCAACGCCTTTCTTGCCGTGGTCGGGTACAACAACGATATGTGTACCGTCAGTATAAACCATGTGGCTACCTTTTTGCCTCACGAACCAAAAGCCATTTTCAGTAAGCAGCGTTACAACGTCTTTAACTGATTTGTAGCTCATAGCGTTTACGACTTTATTACGGTGCAAATATAGTAATTTTATGAATAATAGCAAAGAAAGTATTCATATTTTTACTATGAATATAAAAAAATAGCGATACCCGAAAGAATATCGCTATACCTTGTATGAAAATGTCCCAGGAGACTATTTGTTCATATTCCTACTGTTGAACTTTGACAGTTGTTCCTGCTTGGAGATTTCATTTTGCTGTTTCTCGGCTTGCTCCTCCTTTATCTGCTCGACCTCCTCCAGCACATTATCTACATTTCCAACGAAAGTGATTGCGCGCTGCTGTGACCATAGTTCTCCGTTCTTGGCTTTCAGTGCTGTATCTATCTTTTCGGAGATGTCCTCCAACTTATACGGCTGCATTTGCACGTCCACATCGATGGTTTCAGAGGCTGCTTCAAGAGTTGAATTCACAGAACCCAAGGCAGAAACAAGGAAGTTCACACGCCGTTGCATGAACTCCCCTACCGTTTCATTCAGATTCTCCACATTCAGGTGGGTAGACATGAATACATAATCGAAAGTCACACCTGATACAGCATTACCTGTACCCTTCAGGGAGTCAAATGATATTCTGGGAGTATTGGTCAGTCCGTAAATCTGGCTTAACAAGGTTTCTACCTCGAACTTGATGGTGTCAGGCACCTGTGACCAGGTAAGGTACTGGGCATTTGCTCCCTCCCCGGTCAGCTCGACCACCCGATTCTTGAACTCACCGGAGAAATTCTCCACATTCCCAAACAACATAAGGATCGGGAAAAAATGATAGTCGATGCAGTCCGCATAACTAGAAAGAAGCTTCTCCAGTCTTACACGTAAAGATTTTATCTTCTCGCAATAAGCTTCCGGACGATACATGTAGATCACCGGCATTTTCTTGAACCCATGTGCGAAAGAACCCTTGTCGACCCAGTTGCTCGTCAGTTCCCACTGGTAAACCATATCCTTGGTGATGGTCATAAAACAGGTGATTTCTACATCATTCAAGTCTTTCTTCTTGTATTCACGAGAGAGAGCTACTAAATCCCCCTGATCGTTGAAGAAAGGGTAGAGCTTGTCACCTCGAAATGGTGACCAGATGGCACTCTTCAGACGGTATTCAGGCTTTGACTTGCCGAAGATTCCTGAAATCTTGCGCTTGAGCTTGGCCCAGAAACCATCATCTTTCACTACATACCAGTACTCGGCCACTTCCTGCTCGGCCAGCCATGCCCTGACCACCTTTTTGTTCTGATATTTCAGCTTGTTTTTCTTGAACACCTGCTTCAATGTGGAAAGAAGGCTTTCTTCCGATTCATCCGGCTGGCAATCAAGGACCGGTTCTGTTCCCACGGTGAAGGCAGTCTGAATGTTCACGATGTCCTGTTCGATAGGAAGCGCAATCCTGTTTGGGTCAACTTCTTTCCTGACCGCCGGCTCAATATATTCTTTCCCGGTTGTCGGGTCTGTAATCCGTTTCTCAGGCTGGGTCGTGATTTTGATTTTCGGGTATTTCTCTTCATCTATCACTATCTCGTGCTTGTTCGGATTCCAGTCGTTGTAAAGAGCGTGAGCGTTTGGTTGCTCGGTCTTTCGTCCTTTCTTCAGATAGTAGATTTTTCTCTCTATTTCAGGTATAGCTAAAATTTCTTCTAAGGTTCTCATATTATTACATTTATTGTTCCAACTTTAAAAGGTAATCCATATTAGTCCAGCCGCCATTAGCCTTTATGCTAATTATTTTCTTTTCTAACAAGTTTTTTGGAATTGCATCGTTCAAAACTCCATAGCGGTATTCGTATTTTTCATAATCCAACCAACTCACGTTTGGACTATAAATTTCAAACTTACCCCATTCTCCTTTTCTTTCAATGAGAACTAAGTTTATGAACTCACCAACTGTATGAGGTTTATCCAGTATTACATCGTAATAAGCTGAACAGTCTCCAAACTCTTCTGAGGTTTGTATAAAGCGTATCATATTCTAAAGTTTAATGTCCAAATATTCCTGAAACGTCTTTGGGTTTCATAATCCTGCCGAGAAGTTCTCCCAGCACATAGTAACGTGCAGCGTCTATACCATGATTATCGTGATCTTCTGGCTCGTTGATATAGTTTCCATCCTTATCCTTGGCCCATACATAATTTCTGAACTCCCTCTGCAGGTTGTAAGAGCGTCTGGTAATGTACATCTCCATTCCCTGCATCTTATCAATACCCGCATTGACAGAACCTTGCCCTTTCTCTACAGGATAAATCTTGATACCTCCGTTGTGGATTTCCTGAATGAGTCGTGGGTCCGCACTGTCGGCAATCACTTTCAGATTCCAAGGCCGCAAGACTTTTATGATGTCGCCGGAAAGCAGTCCGGTTCTATAATCCACTTCATCCAGATACAGTGCATTGTCTATGATTCCACATCGGATAGCTGCTGTGGGGTCATTGGTATAACCAAAATCCAGCCCGATAGCCACCTTCTTGCACCACATTGGGAACTCGTCCACGATGCCCCATTTCTTGAATACCGCACCCTCCGCCACGTCTGCCCAACGTCCTATAACGGTGTGGGCGTACTTCTCCGGGTTGTCCTCTTTCATTTCCTTGACTTCTCTCAGGAACTCTGGAGAAAGGTTCTCGATATTATCGAAGTAGGTCGTATGGATGTGGAGAACATTCGGATGAGTTGAGATTTGAACCTGAACACCGTCGATCTCCACCAGTCGGTGGGTATTTTCGATGTATTTCTTGTAGATGAAGTGATTGGAATCGCAGGGATTCATGATGATGATAATGCGGTTCTGGATCCCCTTTTTACGGATGGAGAGCATGATCTTGTCAAACTCTTCCTCACTGGTCCATTCCTCGGCTTCGTCACATACAAAAGTAGTGATACCCTGAATGGATTTCAGCTTGGCCGTCTGGTTTCCGGAAGAAGTCTTAATGCCTCGGAACATGATACGACTGCCGGTCATCCGGTTCACGATGTCAGTCTTGGTGGTCTTGAAATATTTCGTGGTACCGTCCAGCTCTATCTTTTCCATCATTTCCGGAATGATAGACATTCCGGCCGACACCATCGTATAACGGGTGTATAGAATCTGGTGAACAATCTTCTCCACCGGAGTCTGCTCAAAGGTCAGTCGTTCGATGAAGGTGGAAGCATTGAAACTCTTTCCCGATCCACGGCCACCGGTGATGAGAATAATGAATTTCTCATTGTCGGTGTATAACGGATGATATATTTCTTGAGGAACAATCATTTCAGCTTGTCTTTAATCCATGAGTCAATAGAAATTCCGTGGTCAATATCCTTTGGAATATCGGCGTCCTCGTCTTCTCGGTCTCCAAAACCTTCTTTTCTTCCTAATGTGGAAAGTAAATAGCGAATCATATACCCATCAGGACGTTCACGCCATCCGATAAAGTTTCCTTTTTCATCTTTCTCAGGGATACCAAGCGCAAGTACACGTGCAGATACAAGGCATTCATCTACCAGAGAACCTCTTTCGTCGGTGATAGCATCTTTGAACTGGCTGTCTGTTCTGGCCCAATCATACACGGTTTTTCGGGTTACATTGAATACAGCAGCAACTTTAGAGAGATTTCCACCTGTTTTATGAAGAATCTCTCTGAATTTCAATATGTCTGGCTTCTTTCCCATGCGCGCGTATCTGTTTATTTTGATTACTCAATTCCAAATTCGACCCTATCCATAAACTCCTTTCCGTCAATGTAACGTTCATCAAATTCATAACCGAACATTTCCATGAAGTTTGCTCTTTCCGTAGGACTTTTGAAAGACAAAACGACATAACTTAACATACCATTGTCTTTCTCAAAGCTGTTTTGACGTCCTATTCTGTCTTTTATTTTTTGTACTTCATTGTGGCGTGCTATCTGATTTTCTTTTGAATCGCTATAAAAGTCTCCGGAACGATCAATTCTTTTATTTTCTTCTCCTTCTTTAGTTATTTCATCTATACTGTACAGTGAATCGTTTAGAATATTGTCTTTACTCCAAATTTCATCATTGATAGAAAAGTCCAAATCACCAATTCCAAGCATACTCAAGTCAAAGTCATTCAGACCAGCTAGATTATAATCAATTCCGCCAAGCATGTCTTTCAGCATATCTGAATCAAATTCGCCTTGTACACTTCTGTTATTCATAAAGATGTTCTGCTCTTTTTCAGTCTTTTCATCCATGCGAACTACTTCAACACGAATTAGATAGTCATTTTCTTTCGTGTCAGAGTTATACTTATTCACCTCATCTATAATCGAAATACGCTGATGCCCTGACACAAGATTACCTGTAACTTCATTCCAAACTATACCGCCTAATAATCCTATACGTTTTAAGTTTGCTTTCAAGCTCTTGCGAGCTTCTGGGGCAATTTTACGGGGATTATAATTGGCAAAATTTATGATACTTCGTTGTATCTCCCTACTTTCCGGTTGCGTTATTTTATTTTTTGCCATCATCCTTTACTACCTTGCGCGTTTTTTAATCCTACATAAAATCTTTTTGGTACTCCTTGTTTTACTTGTGCAGGAGAAATCGTGTCTGAGCCAAAGTATCTGAACATATTTGTTCTATATCTGCTTGTAACAGAATTGACTCTATCGCGTACAGAGTGCTGCCTGTTTGTGCCTAGCCCATATTGACGAGCTGCACGATACAGAATACGCATTCTTTGACTTTCTAATTCCGATAACGATTTTTTTCTGACTCAATACCTCTACTTTCTGTGTTTATATTCATAATCGAAAATTAGCTTTTCAGAGTATGGGAACTCTTCCAAAATACGTTTAAAATCATGTGGATATCTGTGTCGCATCATGAGCATTGTTTTTAAATCAATGGTAAAACCTTGACTTATAGCACCTGGATTATATACAAAAGGTTGTATTAATCCTCTTAGTCTAATATATTGAAGCACTTCTTTATTCGTCCATAATGCAAGAGGATAGACCATACCTTTGTCTGTAATATAACCGGACTTCGCGAATTTCTTTAACCGCATCCGCTTCATGTATCCATCTACACCTTTCATCCCGCTGAATGCGTATGTTATGCCTGTTTCTTCTCTCACAGCTTGTTCTATTTCTCCAAGTTTTCTAGGCTTGATTGAAATATTAGGTTCACGAAAGAATCCACAAGCATCATAATAATCGCGTTGAAAATGCTTTATTTGGCGAATTTCTACGTTATTGTATTTTGTTTCTGCCCATTTGATATAAGGTTGGACATGGTCTAAATCGGGAATAAGGTACATATAATAGCATATAACCTTATTAAACATACCAGCAAGCATATCCAATAAGGCTATACTATCTTTACCTCCGGCTGAATAATATAATACAGCAGTATCCGTTTTTTCACGGATACTCTGTATTATCTGCATAGAAAGTAAATATTTGTTCATCATTTACCCCCTGCACCACTAAAGGCAACATTTAAGTCATATCGCCTTTGTTCTCTACTACCTAACTGTGAAGCACTTGCCGTATTTCTACGGTTTGCTACCAGTCTTCCACCTAAACCGGCACCATTCATATTTCGTCTTGGCCCGGCAACTCTGTTAATTGCTCTTGTGACTCAGCTTTAGACTATTTAGATTAAATATTCTCTATACTTATTACTTTGCCAAGATGATACCATACTTGACTTATCAAATATTCTACACCGTTTTCAACTCTTACAAGGTCATTGCCTTCTTCATCGGTAAAAATTACATATTCGGCTGACTTAACTTCTACGGTTAGACGTGGTGCATCTTTGCGCCTGCCGTTTATCAGATACAAGGCATCATATTTAACTGGTACAACCTCTATTTTTTCGCCATCGTCAGGTATATCCTCTTGCCTTGTATAGTCTATCCCTTTATGTCTGAAATAAACATATTTCTTTACATTTGAGGGGTAAACATATCTGTGTTCTACATCTTGTTTACCGTTTAGGATGTCTTGAAAACATTCTTTGTTAATCTGTAATGTCAATACTTTCATAATCGTGTAAATTTAAATGTCAGTTGCGGGGACGTGAATCGAACACGCGACCTCTACCAAGTCAAAGTAGCAAGCTACCACTGCTCCACCCCGCGATAGTACCTTTATCACAAAGATACCCCATTATGAAGACAATTATAAATAACAATTCAACGCATACGAAACATTAAGCCAAATGTTTGCTTTTATACACACGCCAACTTAATGACGTGTGTATGACCGGTTTTTAAGCTGCCGATTTACTGTTTACTAAATCAAGTATAAACTTTCTACCAAGTTGCGTCCAACACAAGTATTGCTTTGCAACCTGCATACCAGTGGTATCACTTGTATAGGTGTGTGTCCTGTACTTGTCATAACCTAATCCCCTGTATTTGGCATAAAGCATGTAAACCCCATTCTGGTTGTACAATACGCCTAAATCTTTTAGTATCTTGTACAGCTTTTTGGCACTCATGCCAAGTTCGTTGGCTATAATATTTGTCGTTATCAATCCCTCGCTTTGAAGAACATTGTCGAAGTAGGCAGCTTTTGGCGCCATCAGTCTGTTCTGTTCTTCTACCAGATTCTTTTCGGTTTCAAGTACAGATATTCGTTCTTTCTGCCTTTCGATGGTTGAGTTTGCTAACAGGATGGCTTTTGCCATGATTTCTTCTGGCGTATCATCCGATTTTACTGCCATATAACCGCCCTTGGTACGGATTTCTTTCAGTATGGCTTTTACGCCTTTCTTGAACTGTTTGGCTATTGGCTTGCGGCTTTGCATCAGGACCTCATATAAACCGTTCTCTGTGAGCATCCAGACTTGACGGTTCTGACCTGACCGGAATAATGTTCCGACCAGCCTTTCATCTTCGTCTACTGTGTTTACGAGTTTATTAAGGCTGCTTACATCGTATTCAATCCACTCTGCTACATCTTTAGCAAGAAACAACGGATTCTCTGCATTGCCGTAAACAGTAAGCTCTTTACCTAATAAGGTAGTTCTCTGTAAAACCTGTATCTCATTCATATTTTTTGAATTTAAGTTACCAATCTGATTCTTTACACACTCTGTCAATTCTATATTATTTGCGAAATACATCAAGGCTATGCCGATTTCTAGATACTGGCCGAAATACATGATTTCTCTTAGTTTCAATCCGTTTTCGGCTGCATACGTTTTTATTTGCGACATGTTCTTTGATTTCCATTCGCTTATGCTTATCCCGATATCAGAATTAAGCCCCTTGCAAGAAATATATATCCTGCCATTGTAGGTACAATAAGAAATTTGCTTATCTTTGTACCGTATGAATTGGGATTCATTTATGGTTTCTTTGTTCATACGCTGTAAAACCTGAATTAAACATATCCTCATTGATGGCCGGTCAATTCATCAATGAGGATTTTATTTTGACCGTAGTAGCAAGCTGGGATTCGAACCCATGCACACCTGAATGCCTTGCCTTGACCTGTCACGCCTGACATATAAAAAGGCAAATCTTAAAAGAGGTCTAAAGTGGCTGTTTACCCCTTGAAAGAAATGCCTTGAATATCCTTCTAACGCTACAGCCACGAAGCGCATTTCGTTCTAAAGCAAAGTTACCAACCGCCAAATATTTGTCCTAAAAATTTCTGTTCTCAGAACAAACATTTGGCTGATTGTTTCAAAATAATCGTGTGAGGGATTTACATTGCTGTTTTCATCATGTTTGGATTAAAGCCTTGCATAAGATTACCTTCACTGTCAAAAAAGGTGTCTTCTCGTAGCAGACTACCAATAAGTTCATTTGCAAGCCTAAATATCGGGTAAACTTCATCATTAGAGTCTATCATGCCATCTTTACAACATTTCTTTTCGCTCAGAGAACGCAACAACCAAAGTGTTTTCATGTAATACTGGTATTTTTCGGGGTTGTTGAACATTCGTTTTAATAACATAATGTTTGATTCAGTTATTACTGTTTCTTGTTTGTTAGTAAATGTTATCTTGTGCAATTCAGGATTAAAGTCTATAATTCTCATAAGTCATATTCTTTTAAATGTTAATACTAAGCTATCTTTATAAGGTTGCATTTTTTGAAACAACGCCATTCTTCTTTTTCACAATCGAAATACACCTGGCAGTTATCTGCTGTTTTCTTCGTACCTTTTGTTTCTGGTATTCTACCACTCATTAAAGTACCGAAAGCCTGACGAAGCGTGCCGTCTGTTTTCTTGAAATAGAACTCAACCACTTTCTTATGAAGTAATGCACGAAGTTTGATATTAGTCCACGCACATTTCAACGCCTCACTCATTGAATAACCGTTCTTGCGTACAAATGACCAAGCAAGACTCATAATCTCTTTTAATTGATTTCTCTTTTCTATTGCCATAGTTCTTTATATTTTATTAATTATACTACTTCGTTTTATTTGATACTGCAAAGTAATACTATATAGTTTAATCACGCAATAGCTACATAGATAATTTATGTTAAATATAAAACTATATAGATTTATTTTTCACTTTTCATTGTATTATATAGTATAAACACCTATATTTGTGCAATAAAACTATGTAGTATTATGGATTTTAGAACAAGGATAAAAGAACTTTGCCAGTCTAAGGGTCTTACTCAAAAAGATTTGGCTGATAAGATGGGTATATCTGATATTAGTCTTAATAAGACATTAAGAGGTGATTATCCGCAATTACAATCTTTAGAACGTATTGCAAATGCTTTAGATGTAGACATTTCGGAACTATTTGTGAGAAACACACCTGATTCCGAAGTGAACGGCTTTGTAAAAGTGAAAGGAACTATTTATGAAGTTCACTCGTTTGAGGATTTAAGGAGATTATTAGAATTGAATGTTTAATTCATAAAATAGAGTGTTATGGCTATTGTATTAAGTATTTTTAATAATAAAGGAGGTGTTGGGAAAACAACCTATATGTATCATATAGGTCATATCCTTGCAGAAAATGGGAAAAAAACATTGCTTGTTGATTGTGATAGTCAGTGTAATTTAACTGCATATTGTATCAGTGATGACGATATATTGGCAAGCTGGAGTGATGAAGGGAATAGTATCTATCAAGTTATAGATCCAATTTATCAAGGTATAGGCGATTTTCATAAACGTACCCCCAAGCAAATATCAGATAATCTGTTCTTAGTGCCTGGTGATTTACGACTAAGTATATTTGAAGATAGACTTGGCGATACTTGGAATAGTGCAAAAGGTGGTAGTGTTCCTGATTTACGTTCACAAATAGCTATATATAGATATATTCAATGGTGCGTGGAGGAATTATCTATAGATGTAGTTATGATTGATTTAGGTCCTAATCTAGGGTCATTAAACAGATCAATACTTGGAGGTACAGATTATTTTATAACACCTTTATCAGCAGATTTATTTTCTATTCAAGGAACCCAAAATCTAGGCAATAAACTTATACATTGGGCAGAAGAATGGAATCAGATAAAATCATCATATAAAGGTAGTGAATTATCTCTCCCATCAGGTAAGCCTAAGTATCTTGGTTATGTTATCCAACAGCACAATGTTAGAAATAATAGTAGTGGAATGACAAAAGGATGGAAGATTTTTGGAGATAGAATAGATAGTGCTGTAAGAACAAATTTGGTAACTCCTTTAGAAGCTTTAGGTCAAGTTGTTTCAAGAGAAGATTATAACTTAGGCAAGATTCCTAACTTACATAGTTTGATTCCTTATTCTTTGGAAGCACGCAAACCTGTGTTTAAATGCACATCTGTTGATGGATTAAATGGAGAACATATTACAAAAGCAAGAGAGAGTAGAGGTTTATTTGATCAAATTATTACAATTATAGATAGTTTATAAATATAAAAGCCG